TCACGCGCATGGCGCCACCCCCCCCAAGTAGCGAAACCCTTGCACGGCGCGAAAATGCCCTCCGTACCCTGAACCTCGCATAACAACTCCGGCGCGCGCGGCCGATCGGTCGATGCTTGCGCGGCTGCGCCCCTTGTGCTGCCCCACCAATGCGGCCGACACCTGCGTCCAGCGTGGCGAACGGCGCAGGGCACTGGCAAGACCCGGGTGGCTGGTATGAAACAACGCGGGCATCGGTCGGCCGTAGCGGTTGTCGCCCACGCGCCAGCGCTCGCAGACGGCGTCCAAAAACCGCAGGCCGACGCCGGCGCCCTGCCACTCGGGCATGACGACCAGGCGGCAGGCGCGCGCCTCGTTCCGGCTACGGGTGCTGACGGCAACGTGCGCTACGCGTTGGCCCTCAACCGTTGCCACATAGTTGGTTGCGGCAATCATGCGCGGCAGCTTCAGATAGTGATGCGGCTCAAAGGCCGCCCAGTGCTCCCAACCGCACTGCCAGAGCTCCACGTCGATGCGCGGTCGGCGCCGAAGCCACCCCCGAGAAAAGCGCCCGGTGGCCGTGTCGAAAACCCAGTCTGGCTGCACCCAGTCCAGGATGTCGTAGTGGCAACTCAAGAGCACCACCTGCCCAGCCGTCCGGCGCCACGCCTTGGAAAAGGCGCCGGCGCCGACGCGCGCGATCTGCCGGTCCACCACGCTCGAAAATTCATCGAGCACTGCACGCTTGGGTGCCTCGGAGGTCAGCCTGGCCAGATTCGCACGGAACTGCTCGCCGTTGGAGAGCACGCGGTACGGCCGCAGCCAAGTAGGCACGCTCCCCAGGCCCACGCTGGAGAGCGCGGCCGCAACGCCGTCAAAGCCCCCCTCCGGGGTGATGGCGTCGATGATGGGTGCATCGTCGGGCCACGCGGGCGCATAGACCGCCTCTGCGCCCCACAGCGCGCGCCCCATACTGGTTTTGCCGCTGCCGCTTGGGCCGACGATGACGCCGATCTGCCAGGGCGCGCTTTCCAGGTCGAGGTCTGCCTCCAGATGGAAGTTGGCGCCGCTGTCGACGTTGAAGAGAGACTTCACGCGCGCGGCGCGGTAGCTGTTGAAGTCCTGGCAGTTGTGGCGGATGGCGACTTTCATACGCACACCACCTTCGGGCGCATGCCCAGCCGCGTCAGGCGCGCAAACAGGCGTTGCTGCTCGTGCTCGTCCTGGCACGGCACGAGCAGGCCGAACTTGGGCTTGTACTGGAAGCCATTCTCACCTTGCCGGCGAAGTGCCGGCGCTTTCTTTGCTGTGCTATTTGCCACTGTGCGTCCCCTGAGGGTTTGACGCGCCGCGGCGTTCTGGTGGGGGGCCCGAGGCCCTCATCTGGTTCAACACCCCGCAGCGGGGGCACTTGATCGAGAGTGCCGTGTAAACACCCTCGCCGAGTTTTCGGCGGCATCCGCCGCACCTAATTTCATCCATTGCAAGCCTGTTATCTGTAGTGAAACATCTGATAGGCTTCGACCGCTCTCGCGAGAGTGGCGGGTCTTCGCCTGGCTTGCAGGACAAGTCTGCAGGTTGGGGGCTTGGCAGGGTGTTCGCGCACCCTGCCAGGTCGCCCGTCTTTTTTTGCTTTAAATCACGTCCACAACCACCGCCAAATCCGGCGCAGGCCCCTGGATCACCCCCTCCTGCAAGAACACCTTGGCGCCGACGCTCGCTTGGCCCTTGGCGCGCAGCTTCCCGCCGCCGGGCAGCGTCACGGTGGCCACGCTGCCTGAAACCGCCGTCACCGTGCCCACCTGCATGCGGCCTGGCCCGAGCAGCGCTTTGAGCTCGTTAAGCACGTTAGGCATGGCTGTCGATCTCCAGCGACTGGGTCAGCACGGGGAACTGCTGGGCGATGGACGTGGCGCGCACCAGCCCCAGGCGCAGCGCGCCGACGTCGTCCGCATAGCGCAGCACCGTGCCCGGCCTGATTACGCCCGTCGCCGGCAGCACCGGCAGCGTCATCTTGTGCTTGAGCATGCGGCCCGATTCGGCCAGCTCGGCGATGGCGCGCTGCTTGGCGGCGCCCATGGTCGTGATCAGCGGGTGCAACGCCATAGGCTGCTTGAGCACGTCGCCCGGCGTGCCGCCGCGCGTCAGGTCGGCCGCGTGGCCGCCGGCCTCGCCCGATACGAAGATGCGGTTGTAGCCGGGCAGGTCCACCACCTCGGTCTCATCGATCTCGGAGATGCCGGCGGGCAGCTCGATGTCGGGGGCCAGCGTGTCCCACTCCCACCAGGGCTTGGGCCACAGCGGCAGCACGCGCAGCACCGGGTCGGTGTCGTGCGGCTGTAGGTAGCCGCCGGCAGCGGCCGCGATCTCGGCCAGCGCGCTCGCCCAGGTGCCCTGGTGCATCCACACGCCCCCCGGCACCAGCCAATCGGTGAGCCGGAAATCGACGCTCCAGCCGAAACCCACACCGTTGACTGTGAGCGCCTGCGTCATGAGCTGCTGGGCCGTGCGGTCCAGCGCGTTCGTGAACGTCTGCACCGGCGCGTGCGGCGCATCCAGCAGCGCCGCCTTGCCGCGCCCGGTTGCCGTGACCATGTGCTCAGGGAAGCGCCGGCTGCGGCCAATGCGCTCGGCCTGCAGCCGAAACGGCTGGTTGTTGACGCGCACCTCGAGCTCTATGGGCTCGCCGCCCGCGCCGGGCATCAGCGCATCGCGGGCAGAGGCGTGAAAGCTCGCCGAGAACGACCAGGTCCACGACTGGTGGTTGAGCTGCATGCCGAAGCTCTCGCTCGGCAGCGGATCGCCCGCCAGGTTGTCCACACGGCGAATCTCGATGGAATTGATCACGACATAGCTCCTGCGCGGCAGCACCACGATGCCGGCGGGCGGCAGAACCCAGCCCGCCCGCTGGCAGACGAACACCAGGCGTGCGACCCCGAGCGCAAGGTCTGTAAACACCAGCCGCCCGAGCGTTGCCGGGTCGTAGCACGGCTCGCGCGGCCGCACGACCGGGGGGACGTACATGCCGGCGCCTGGGCGCATGGCGTCCTGCCAGTGCTGGCGCTGGGCAATCCACACGGGCAGCGCCGGCTCGTAGTGCGAGCGCACGGCCGCGCGCGCCAGCAGGCCCTGCTGGTAGTGGTGCAGCACGGCACAGCGCAGGCGCAAGGTTTCTTGCCAATGCTGGCGCGTGGCGCCGCGCACGTGCAAGCCCTCCTGGTAGCGCTGCAGCACCGCGCCGCGCAGGCGCTCGGCCTCTTGCCAGTGCTGGCGCGTAGCGCCGCGCACAGGCCCTGCGGCCTGGTAGCGCTGGTGCACCGCAGCGCGCAGGGGCTCGGCCTGCTGCCAGCGCGGCTGCAAGGCGCCGTGGCGCGGCTCGGCCTGCTGCCAGCGGGCCTGCAGGCCCGTGGGCATGGGCAGGGTGGCTTGCCAGCGGCTGGCAAGCGCTGCCGCCACGGGCTGGCCGCCTTGGTACACCGATTGCAGTTCGCAGCGTAGGCCGCCCCGGCTGACGTTGGCGTCCCACACCAGGGGCACATTGCCGGTGAAATCGTCGAGTGGCGCATCGAGCGCGGCCACCGCGCCGTAGACCAGTGCCAGATCGCCCAGGCCGGGCAGGTCCGCGTCCAGGCTGAAATTCGCGTCCGGCGCGCCGCCACCGGCGTCGCCCGTGTCTCCGAAAACAAGGCGCCCGGTACCGTCGTGCGGCCGCAGTAAAAGGAGCTTGCCTTCATCCACATTGCTACCCCAGCAGCGCGGGCGTGGGCAGGGCCACGATGCCGCCTTCGTAGATCGTCAGGTTCGGCGCCGTGCCGGCCAGCTTGATCGGGCCGTCGCCATCGGCGCCCGTCACCGCCGCGCCCCAGATCGGCACGCCCGCGCCATCGCACCACTCACCCCAGGTGGGGATGCCTGTGGCCACCACCAGGTCGGGCGTGGCGGCGGGCTCCAGGCTGATGCGCCCGTCACCCGTGAGCGTGCCGCAGGGCTTGGCAAGCTGGCGCACGGCCAGCAGCGTGCCGCCGGCCTCGGTGTAGAGGCGGATGGCTGCATTGCCCGCACCCTGGTCGGCCAGGTCGATGCTGGCTTGGTTGCGCGCTGCGCGGTGCGCCTGGCTGATCAGCATGCACCCTCCATCGCCCGCCGCTTAGGATGAGCGTCCCACCAACCACAGGGGCTTTTCATGGGCGAGTACACGCTGGCGCAAGCCAGGGCCGAAATCAGGGCGCTGAATGACAACCTCATCGCGCACCTGAACCGAATCGGGGCACTTGAGGCGATGGTGCGCGAACTGCTGCACCACGCGCCGACGGAAGTGCTGGAGTCGATGGCGCGCACGTATGACGTACAGACGACGCTGGCAATGGGCAAGCTGGAGCCGCCCTTTCAACGTGAGCCGTTATGGACACACTTCCAGGACACGATGAGCGACATTGTGGGAACACGCCGGCGGCTCGGTCAGCCATCGGCGCGTCCGGAAAAATGACACTGCTCAGACCACGGGGGATGATGGTTTCCATAGTTTTCCTTTCTGGTCTGATGCTCAGGGCGCCTGCACGGCCACTACCGGCCCGGCGCCCGTGGCTTTGAAATTGCGTTGCGGGTCCATGCCCACCGCGACGTATTCCACGCCCACCTCCAGGCCCGTCGCGGTGTAGTAGCCAGCGGCATCGCTCCAGCCCTCCCAGGCCTTGAAGCCGTCGAAAGCCCTAAGCAGCCACACGCGCCCCTGGGCAAAGGGCTGCTCGGGGCTCGAAGGCGTGGCCTTGAACATCACGCGGTCGGTCACCACGCCGGTGGTGGGATTGAGCTGGCGCATGTCGAGCGATCCACTCGGCCCAAGCAAGCGCACCGGCTCTGCGGGGCGCGGTTCCACAGCCAGCACGACGACGCCGCCGCTCGTGAAACTACCCGACTGCACCGAAAGCAAGAACTCGCGCCCGCCTGCAAAGCGCGTGCCGTCCCAGCAATATTCGAGCCGCACGGCGTCGGCGTTAGGCGGCATGGCGCTGGCGCTGGCATAGCGCAGGCGCACCGCACGCACGTCCACAGGGCTTGGGTGCGCGTACCAGATGCGCGCAGGAAAGACGGAATACGCCGAGCCCCATTGGGTCGCATTGCTTTTGTCAAAAGCGTTGAATGCTTCGTAGCCCGCGCCCAGGTCGCTACTGGCGCCTGCCGTGCCACCAGTGGACATATCGGCGGCGGCGGCGTTGAGAAACGCCACCTCCTGCAACTGAATATTCCCGGCGCCCTGCGTCTCCAGAAAGGACAGGCGCCATAGGCTGTACCCACCGCTCATGCCGCGGGCCTCCAGGGGCCGGTCGTGTCGATGAACGCCACGCCCTTGGAGCCGAAATCGACCACGGGATAGTCAATGGCATTGTCAACCGTGCGCGTGGCCCGCAAGGTGCGGCCCGCCAGGTCCCCCGCGCATACCACTTTGTCCAGCCGCACAAACGCTTCTTTGGAAACATCCTGCGGGCAGGACAGCAGGCCAGGCACCTCTGCGCGGGGTGTTGCATCCGCTGCGCCTACGCCGACGAAGCGGCGCGACAGCAGCAGCCGCCCGTCAACCGCCGACGGATAGGCGCCCATCATCGGATCGGCGCCTGACCCCACGCTGGGCGTCTGGCAGTAGGACGCGACTTTTACGGCCGCCGAGGCACCCGTTCCGGTGTGCGCACGGGCCATGAATACCGCGTCGGTGTAGCCGCCCGAAAGACAGCCGGGACCGGGGTTGAACGCCCAGTCGCTGGCCGGGAACGCCACCACGCTGGCCCAGGCGTCGCCCGCAGTGGCGAGGCCGAGCAGCTCGCCGAACCCGCATACCGGTGCATTGACGTAGCCGGCCCCATTCGCCGCCCCCGCGCAAATGCTCGCGAGCACCGCGCGGCCGTCGGCAGCAAGCAGGTACGGGATGGGAGCGCTGCCCGCAATCGTGCTCTTGGGCCAGTAGCTGCCGCCGCTCCTCTGCGCGCTGGTGGGGAACGGCCCGGTGCCGGTAGACACGCCCGTCATCGACACATAGCCCACGATGCGCGCCGCCGTGGTGCTGGTGTCCTGCACGCGGTAGTACATGCGCGCGCCGGTCACGTCGGTGCTGCGGTAGACGGCCAGGTTGGTCCCCGAAAAAGTCTTCTCCCAACTGCCCTGCGGAGCGTACTTCACGGTAATGGTGCCGCTGGCCGCGCCGTCGGCCGCCGTCGTGGCAAACGTGATGCTGGTGGCGCTGGCGGTCAGCACGCGCTGCTCGCCGTTCAGCGCCGCTGGCGTGGCGCCCGCGACCAGCACCACGCTGCCTTCTTCGAAGGTTTCGCCGGCGTTGAGGGACACCGTGGCGATGCCGCCCGCTACGGTGATGCCGGTGGCGGTCACGAGACCCCAGCCGCTCAGCAAGAACGCATCGATCAGTGCGATCAGCGAACCCACCGTGCCAGAGAGCACGGGCGCGCCGCGCATGCCTTCGTGGATGTGTTTGACGGCTATGGCCATGGTCGCTGCTCTCTTAAAACTCGGATTCGGGCGCGCGGCCCACGTCGCCGCGCTGCACCAGCCAGAAGCTGTCGTCTACGCCCACCGGGCTGCTGGGCTGCGTGCAGCGCAGCAGGTCAATCGGGAACTCAGCGCCCACGGTGTCGAGGAACAGCACGTTGCCCGCCACCCAGCCCGCGCCCCAGCCCGCGGCGAGCAGCGTGAAATACGGAGCACCGGCCGCCAGGTTCGTCGGCGAAAAATCCACGTTGATGTCGCCGCTGGCGATCTGTCCCAGGTGCTCGCCAATCAGGTCGAACAACTGCCCGCCCGAGCGAAAGCGCAGCGCCCAGCGCTCGGTGATGGCGCCCCGGTTGGCGATTTGCACCGGGTACTGGCTGGTGTTGTAGGTCGATGGCGCGGGGCCCGCCGTGGCGTCCACCGCGTCCGCCCAGGTGGTGCCGTCCCAGCTGGCCTGGTCGAACACATTGCGCACGCGGGCAAAGCGGTCGCCTTGGCGCAGTGCCGTCGAGAGCACCGCACCCACGGGGAACTCGTGCCCGATGGGCTGCGTGAGCTTGACCTGGCCGTCGATGCGCACCTCGGCGATCTGGCGGTACTGCTCGGTGCGCGCGACCACCTTGACCAGTGCGGGGTAGCCGGTGAGGTCGGTAAAGGTGGCGGTGCCGGCGTCCAGGTCGGTCGTGTAGCCCGTCAATATCTCGGCGCCGGTGGCGTCGTTGAGCACCTGCAGGAACGACAGGCGCTCATGGCCCACGTCGTACGTCATGCCCACGCTGGGCGCGAACGCCGGCCCGCCGTGCGTCATGCCGACCACGCAGGTGTCGCCAGGGCGGGCGAATGCCACGCGGCCATCGGCGGGCAGCGCGGCCGGGTCCACGCCCATCAGGCTCACGTCCACCGGCAGGTAGATGTAGCTGATGGCCGAATAGCGCAGCGTGGTCGGGTCCACCGGCCACGGGCGCCAGATTTTGTCGGGCTGCACCGCGCCGACATCGGCCGGGTCGTACCACCACTGGGCTTTGTCTTGAGCCGTCAAATCGGCATCCGACACGTAGTCGCCGAACTGCAGCTCCACCCCGCCGCGCGCGAACTCCACGCGCCCGCGCATGTGCGCGCCGCTCACCATGCCCTGGCCGTCCACCTGCGCCGTGAGCGTCTCGCCCTGGGTGTCCACCACCGTGAGCACGAAGCCCCCCGCACCCGGCCGCAGCGGCGCCGCGTCGGTGTTGAAGAACAGGCTGGCCGTGGCCCACTGGCCTTTTTGCGTCCAGAGGCTGAGCAGCTGAAAATCGTCCGGCCCGGTGCCGCCAACGACCCAGTCAGTCATCAGCGCCTTGCCGCTGGCGTAATCCATGCGGCCGCTCTCGATGCCTGGGCTGGCCCCGCTGCGGTCGCGGTAGATCACGCCCTCGTGGTCCTGGTAGGTTTTGTTCATCCAAGCGAACATGACCGAGCCGGGCAAAATGGCGTCTACCGTGTAGGGTGCCAGGTCGATCACCACGGAGGGGGCGGCAAACGACATGGTCTTTGCCGTGGGCAGGGTCGGCGCCACGCGGTAGCGCGCCACGATGCTGCTGCCGGCAAAGACCGCGTCCGCAATACCCCAGCGATCAAACTCGCCGCCGCGCATGGCGCTGCCAGACGATGCTCCCCCATCGGCAATGGCGGCCTCGAATTGGGGCGCTTTTTCATAATCCGACCGATAGCCGCCCACGGTGCGGTCGAGACGCACGACGCGCAGGCTCACGGACTTTCCGACATAGTCGATGGTGCCCAGGTCGCCCAAAAAATGGCCCGCCCCGTCGTCGGTGGCGGTATGCATGATGACGATCTTTGCTCCGTCGGCGGTGCCGTACATCTCTTGCAGCGTCGCCGTGCTCGTCGGCGATTTCGTCACGCTGATGGGTCGTTGTTCGTAGCTCATGCGGTGGTCTCGGTTACGTTACGAGGAGCGCGGCCAGTTCACGGCGGTGTTGGGCAGCAACAGGGGCGGCAGGTGCATGTAGGGCTCAGCCACCACGTGCTGCACAGGGGGCGGCGTGTCTGGCAGCACGCCATAGGTGATGTCCGATCCGGCCACGATGGGCGAATTGGGCACGCCCGAATTGGGCACCAGCGTGTGCTCGGTGGCCCATGAGATTGCGACCATGCCAGCCGCCGGTTGCTGCGCGAGCGCAAGTTGGACGAACCCGCCAGCGTCGGGCTGGGGCGCAGAAAGAATCTCTGTGTGCACCTGGTCGACCGTGTAGGCCACCTGTATCGCCGCGCCAGGGTCGGCCATGAAATATGGCCGCAGCACCACGATGCTGCTCGGGTAATCCACCCGGCCCTCGGCATCGCCAACGATGTTGCCCGCACCATCTTCGGTAGCGGTGCGAAGCACGCCGCCGCTGAGCCACGTGAACGTGAGCGATCCGGGCACCGCGCCTTCGCCCTCCAGCGCAAAGCAGTATTCCGGCGCGCGCACCGCCGCGCCCTGGCCGCTGCGGTCGGTATAGGCCACACGCGAGCCGTGCGTGATGGCGATGGAGCTGCCGATGTCGGGCATGGCCTTGAGCGTGAAGCTCATGGCGCCGGTGAGCGGGCTGACCGCGCCGCCGCCGCCGCCCACCAGGCGGCCTGTGCCGTCGTCATAGATGGTGTAGCGCGTGCCCATGGCGAAATAGTCGATGAACACGGTGCCGAGCTCGGGCAGCGGGCGCAGCTGGGCTACGAATGTGAGGCCCGCGTTCTCCTCGGCGATTTTGATGCGCTGGGTGTGCGGCGTAATACCAACCTCCACCTTGCGCGGCGCATCCTGCAGTGTGACGGAGCGGCGCGCGGTCGGGCGCTGGTCCACCGCCGCGGCCTCGGTGCGGCTGTTGGGCACGAGCTGGGCGTAGATGCTGGCGCACTGCAGCCACACGTCGCTCGCCTGCGTGGGGGCAGTCAGGCGCGTCGCGGAATAGAACATCCCGCTGTCGCTGTACACCGTCTCGCGCAGCGCCGTCTTGTCGTCCTGGCGCGCATAGCTGCGCGTGGGGGGCGAGCCAGGGTAGTCGGCCAGCAGGCCGTCAAACAGCTCGCACGTCGTCACCTGCGCCTCGAAGTCGATCAGCTCGTTGTTGACGATCTCGGTGTAGATGCGCGTTTGCGTGTCGGTGGCCTTGATGCGCACCCGCTGGCGCCGCTCGGTGGGCAGGCCTTCGTCGAAGACGAGTACGAAGGTGCGGCCCAGCGTGGGCGGCTGCATGCCGGGGCGCTGCAGCAGCGTGATCGAGCGCATGGTCTCGTAGTGGTCTTCTAGCAGGTAGCCGGCCCACTCCGAGCCGGGCGACATGCCCGATTCAATGCGCCGCGCAATGTCGGCGCGCGTCGCAAACGGGTCTTTGAGCGAGAGCATCACGATGCTCACGTTCGGGTCGGCCGGCGGCTCGGCAACGATGACGTTGGCGCCGAGCAGCGGCGCGCTGTCGGCGTTGCGCAGGATGCCGAAGATCTGGTAAATCTCGACACGGCCGACGGTGCGGGTTTCCTCGCTGATGTCGGGGACGATTTCGTTGCTGCGGCCGCTGGTCAAGAGCTGCGCGGACGGCGGGCCGCCGCCCTCGGGCACGTCCGACATGTTGGCCGAGCGGGCAAAGCGGATGTCGCCTGCAAGTAGGGGCATGGTCAAAGCTCCATGAATTTAAAGAACGGCACGTACAGCAGCTCGGGCGTGTGCTCGCCGTCGAGCAGCCGCCAGATCGGCGTTGCCTGAAACTCCAGCAGCGCCACGCTGCGCGCCGTACCGCGCAGCACCAGCTCGAAGGCCTCGCCGGGCAGCGCCGCCCAGGCGGCGAGCTGGTCGCATAGCGCGCGCGTGATCCACGCGGCACTGGCCTGGCCATCGAGCGTGATGGTGCGCCCGGCCTGGCGCGTGCCCACGTGCAGCATCAACGCGCCCTGCGTGCCCCAGCGGGCCTCGGTAACCACGGGGGACCACTGGTATTCGTCGGTCCAGAGCAGCCGGTCGGAAAGCTCGGCCACGGTGCCCGCGCGGGCCAGGGTGATCACTGCGAGACTCCCTTGGCCTGGGCCAGCTCGCGAATCAGCGCGTCGCCGGCGAGCTGGCTGCTGCGGTCGGCGTAGCGCACGCTGCGCTGGCGGCCGTCGACGGTGATGTTGGAGACGTAGGTGGCGCCCGCGCTGACGCCGGAGCCGCTGGAGCCTTGGCTGCTGCGCTCCCTGCCACCGCCCGCTGGCGCGCTGCGCGTGGGGGCGTCGGCAGGCTTGTTCAAGCCCGCGTTGGTGCGCTCGTACTCCAGCATTTGCTGGGCCTCGTGCTTGCCCGAGCTATCGTGCTTGTAGTAGTCGGCCATCTTGCCGAGTGCCTCTGCCAGAGTGCTGTATTTGCCGCCCCATTTGAGCTGCGCGGCGCTGGCCTTGTAGTCAACGCTGCCATCGGGGTTGGAAAACTGCTTTGCCAGACGTTCCGCCAGGAGTTCATCGAGGCCGGATTGCTTGAGGTAATCGATGATGCTTGAACGGTTCCAGGCAAACTGCTGCTGCACGTTGCCTTGGGCGTCCGATGTCATGCCGTCTTTGTTGCGGAAGCCTTCGCCCACACGCTGCACGCCCTCGCCGAGCCGCTCCAGCGCGCCCGCCTGCTTGAGCAGGGAGTCCGTGGCGTCTTCGGTCTTGTTCTTCAGGTGACCTTGCGCGTCGCCGAGCTGGCGCAAACGGTTGGCCGTCTCCTGCGCGATCTGTCCCTCCAAACGCTTGACTTCAGCGGCCTTGATGGCGGCGTCGATTTCCAGCTTCTTCACGCCGGAGTACTCCCCACTGGCAATCAGTTCGGCCTTCTTGGCCTGCGTCGCTGCTATTGCGGCGTCGGCCTCGGCGTATTTGGCCTGGGCACTCAACTCCAGCAGTTGGATCTCAAGCCGGCGGATTTGTTCTTGTGCGCGCATCGCGCCTGTCTCGTCGCCCCGGGCGCGCGCCACTTCTAGGATGGTGCGTTGCTGTTCGATAGCCAACTGCACGCCTGCAGCCTGCACGTCCAGGTCGGCGCGCTGCGCACGGCTGCGGGCGTCAATCGCCTTGAGCTGGTCGGCCAGCGCATCGCGGTACAGCAGCGCGGCGCGTCCGGCATCCATCTCCGCCTGCGTCACCTGCTCGGTCGTCGCCTTGCCCGCCTGCTTGGCGGCGCGCAGCTCCTCGACCTTGGCGCGCGCCTTTTCATACGCGTCGCGCAGCTCGGCAACGCGTGCGCTGTTGTCCTTCACCGCCTCGGCCTCTGCCTTGGCCTGCTCGGCCACCAGGCGCGATGCACCCGCCTGCGCTGCCGCCTTGTCGGCATCCTGCTGGCGCAGGTCGATCTGCTTTTGCAGGTCCTGCAACTTCTTTTTCTGCTGCTCGTCGAGCTTGCCGTTCTCTTCCGCCAGGGCCTGCAAGGCGGCCAGCTCGGCCTTCATGACCTCCACCTCGGTCGCCTTGAGCTGGGCGAGCTGCGCCTGGGCATCGGCGCTGGCCTGCGCCGCGCTGGCCACCGCCTTGCGCTGCTCGGCCTCGGTCCCAAAGGCCTGGGCCAGGGCGACGGCCGCCTTGCCCTCGGCGTCGCGCGCAATAGCGCTTTTCTCGGACTGGGCGATCTGCTCGCGCACCGCTTCGAGCACCTTGCCGTAGTCGCTCGCCAGTTTGACCCAAGTGGGGCCGGCGGCGGCGGCATCGGCGCCCGCCTTGGTGGTTTTGTTGCCCAGTTCCTGCTGGGCCAGCGCGGCCTTCATCGCCTCGGTACCGCCCGCTTCGATGGACGCGCGCAGCACACCGTTGTGCTGCGCCGCCTTGAGCAGCTTGTCCCGGCTCTCGGCCTCGATGTCGGCAAAGGCCTGGCTAACGCCGGAGAAGTCCAGCGTTGCGACTGCCGCCGCGAGCACACCCAGTGTCTTGCCCGTAGTGACCAGCGTATCGTCCAGATAGACGATGGCGGCCTGCGCCACCTCGGCGCCCACCTTCAGCGCATCGAGCCCCCCCGCATCGCCCAGGTTCGCCGCCATTTCCACGAAGGCGTTTTTGATGTTGGCGATCTCCTGGCTCAGCGTCTGCGCCGCCGGGGCGCCGCCGTACAGGTCGTTCAGGCCCTTGGTCAGCGCCGGGAACAGGTCGCTGGCGGCAATCTCGCCGTTCTCCACCAGCTTGATCAGGTCCTGCGTGGTGATTCCCAGGCCATTGGCCGCCGCCTGCAGGGCGCCGGGCAGCGCCTCGCCCAGCTGGCCGCGCAGCTCCTCCATGCTCACGGTGCCCTTGCTGGCCATCTGCGCCAGCGCCACCAGGGCGTTCTGCGTTTCGGCGGCGCTCTTGCCCGCCTTGCCCATGCTGGTGGCCACGGCCTCGAACACGGCGCGCGTGGGCTCGCCCTCCACGGCCGTGCCCTTGGTCGCGGCCGCCAGGCCCAGGTAGGCCTGGCCCACTTGCACCACGTCGGCGCCCACGCGGTTGGCCACCGTGCGCACAAAGTCCATGTCGCGCCCGGCCTGCTCGGCACTGCCGCTCACCGCGCGCAGGCCCTCGCGCATCGACTCCATTTGCGCGGCGGCAGCGACCAGTTCCTTGACGGTGAAAGCCGCCGCCAGTTGCGCCGCCATGCTCCTGGCCGCCTGGCCGATGGCGCTCACGCCGCCGCCGAGCTCGCCCGCCTTGTTGGCCGCCGCACCCATCTCATTGCCGGCTTTGCCGGCCGCGGCGCCCAGCTTGTCCACCCCTGCGCCCCCGGCGCTTCCGGCGGCGCCCAGGCCCTTGGCCCCTTCCTCCACCTTGCTGAGGTCGCCCGCGAGCTCGCCCAGCCCTTCGTTCTTGACGCGGACGGTGAAGTCGATGTGGTTCTCGGTGGCCATGGCAGAACGTGGGTGTCAAAAATGTGAAGGGCCGCACGCCGCCCAGTGGTGCGGCGGGCGGCCCGGTGTGCCGTGGTGCGCCTGTCAGGCCATGCGGTGGCGGTAGTAGCGGCTGATGCCGGTGCCCGTCTTGGTGGGGTCCATCAGCACCGTGCCCTCCACGTCGAGCGCGTTGAATCCCTTGCTGATGAGCGCCAGGGTTTTCGTGACCCCCTGGCTCGTGCGGAAGACGTTCACCACCACCGGGTTGCCGTTGTCTGCTTCGTTCATGCCGCCAAAGATCAGCTCCAGCTCCACCGCCTTGGTGGTCAGCGCCTCGATCGCGGCGTAAGCCCCGTAGCTGTAGCTCACCCACAGCTTGTCGGCTGCAGTGATATCTGCCGCCTCGGGCTGCAGGAACACGCCCTCGGTGCGCGGCTCATAGTTGCCCGCCATGCCCACTGCGGTGGCCGTCAGCGCATCGGGGCCCTTCTTCACCACCACACTGGTCGGGGCAATGTGCTCGAGCGGCAGCAGGCCGCCGAGCGTCGCTACATGCGGCTCATCGACCACGGTGCCCGCGTCGATTGCGGCCGCGGTGCCCAGCACGCTGCGCGCCAGGTTCACCACGTTCAGGTCGGCCAGCTTGGCCTTCAATTTCACTTCCTTGACGCGCCGCACCTCGGCGTGGGTGCCGCCGCCCAGGCGCGTCATGTCCTCCTGCGTCTGCACGTCCTCGCTGTGCTCCAGGGCCAGCTCGAGCACGTTGCCCACGGGCATGGGCAGTGCGCTTGAGCCATAGGCGCGGGCGTAGACCTGGCCCACCGTCATGCTGGGCTTGTAGATTTGCTTGGTGACTTCGATGGCCATGGTGGCTCCTGTAATAAATCAGCGTTTGAAAACAGACTCGACCAAAAAAGCGAGCGGCAGGTAGAGAAACCCCGTCTGGCTGTAGCCCGCGCCTGGGCCGCTGGCCAGGCGCAGCGGGCCGGCCACGTTCGGCGGGCGCCAACCCATCAGCGCGGCGCCGGCGCGCGCGGCCAGCTCGCCGGCCTGTGCGCGGGCGTCTTGCCCGGTCTTGAGCGTGCGCACATTGCGCACGGCAACCACGGCCAGCCAGGTGTGGTCCAGCCGCGCGGCGGCGCCGTCGGCGCGCGCCTCCAGCACGCGAAACCCGTTCCAGACCACATGCACCGCAGGCGTGGGCTGCGCCTCTTCCTTGATGAGGGCCAGCTCCGCGCCGGTCAGCACATGCACCTGGGGCCGAACGTCGGCAAGCGCCTCCTTGAGCCGCGCCACGATGTGCGGCTGCGGCTCCAGGAAGTTGTTCGGGTGCGCCGCTTGGGCCGGGGCGGTGCTTGCCATCAGTAGCGCCCCCAGTCGAAGGCGCTGCCCGGCGCGCGGGTCAGCATGTGGCCGGCCGGCTGCGCCACCTCGGTGTCGGTGCCGCCCAGGCTGACCACGCCCTTGTTCAGGTCCACCAGGTACTGGTCCGCCCAGGCCGCGCCCCGGCGCAGTTCCTCGGGCACGCTGGTGCCGTACAGGCGCTTGAGCGCGATGGCGGCCACCGCTGCGGGCAGGCTGCTGCCCTGCACCAGGTCGGCCGGAAGCGGCATGCGCGCGCGGTAGCGCGGGAACAAATAGGTGTCGGCATGGCGGCTGGCGCGCTCCAGGGCGTCCTGCAGGCGCGCCAGCGCGGCCGTGGCCACGCCCAGCTCCTCGGGCGGCCAGCCACTGGTGTCACCCCCGTTGGCCGCAGCAAACAGCAGCGCGCTGTCGAGCACCGCCTCAGGCGCGCCGCGCTGGGCCAGCTCGCGCCAGCCATCGGTGGCGGCCTGGGCCAGCTCTGCGAGGGTGGCGTAGGCAGTCATGCGCGCGCTCGGGCGGGTGCTCGCGCGCCTAGCGCAGCACGCGGATCAGATCGCCCGCAGCGGTGGCGGCATCGCGCGCGCGGCCGGCGGCAACGCCCGCCGCCAGCGTGATGGCGCGCCCCGTGGCATCGGACTGCACCTGCGCCCCGACCGCGATGGCTGCGCCGGCCTCGACCAGCATCTCGCCGTGCGTGGCCACGCTCGCCTGTTCGCCGCTGTCGAAGGCCGTCACCGGCACGCCCAGGGCCGCGTCCGTCGCGTTGGCCGTGGCCCCGGCGAAGTTCACGAAGCGAAAGCGCGCCAGCGCACTGGTGGCCGCCAACGTGGTGGCCATGAGGATTTTTTCAGTCTGCATTGCTACTCCTTGCGGGTTGTCGGGATGGGCGTCACCAGGTGCCCCAGGCGCTCGGCCTGCGCGGCAGTGAGGTCAATGTCGTGGCCGACGCCGTACACCTTGTTGTCGTGGCGGATGGGCACCGAGCCCACGAGGTAGCTGCGCCGCTGGGTGTCCACGGCCTTGCGGGCGGCGGGCGGCGGCGCAGGCGCTGCCGCGCGCTCTGCCTCGGGCGGGCCGCCAGGTGCGGCAACGGGCGCCGGCTGCGCTTCGGGGGGCGTGGCCTGCGCGCCTGGTACAGGCGTCTCCACGCCGGGCGCGGGTGCGGCATGCACCGCTCTCGCTGCCTGGGCCTTGCCGGCATTGCCGGCCTTGGAGGCTGCTTTGGGGGCTTTGCTGGCCATCAGGCTGCTCCCGTCACCAGGTAGCCCGCTTCGGCGCCCAGCAGGTAGGGGCGGAAGATGTCCGTGTTGCGGATGATCTCCAGCTTGCCGTCCTCGGTGCGCGTGTCCACCACCGGGTTGCCCTTCTTGCGCAGCGTGTAGCCAAAGCTGGGCTCGTAGGCCGAGCGCACCGGTGCCTCGCCCGCAGCCGATGGCGCGGCGGGCGGCACATAGGCCAGCACCAGGGTGCCGCCCCACAGGTCGGTGACCACGCCCGCATCGGTGGCATACACGCCTTTGCCGACCACGATATTTTCGATCTCGAAGATCTCGCGCAGGTCGGCCAGCTGCACCAGGCGCGAGCGCGTGTCGCTCAGGATCGCCTTCAGCTTGGCGTGCCGCTTCATCGCGCGCCAGGCCGTGTAGCCGATCACCATGGTGTTCGGCTCCTTCACGATCTTGTTGCGCACGGCGGCCTTGGCGTCGTCCACCACGCCCTCGGGATCGCTGCCGGCATCAGTGAAGACGTCGGTTCCAGACAGCGCAATCTTGTTGCCCGTCGGGTAGTTGGCCGGGTTTTGCGTCATGGCGGCCACCATGGCCTCGTGGCGCAGGCGAATGCCCTCGACCACGCGGTTGGTGGCATGCGCCTGCAGGGGGAAGGCGGCTTCTGCGTCTTCGCGGTAGTCGATCGGGTATTCCAGATCGTGCTCGTCCAGCGCAATGTCCACCCCATCGATGTCTTCGGGGTTGATGCGGTTGGACTTGGCGCGCAGCGCGCGCTCGGTGGCATAGACCTTGAACGCCTCCTTGCCAAAGCGCGGGATCTTGCCGCCCTCCTTGTCCAGGCTCACGAAGGGCAGCAGCACCTCGCCGACGAAGGCGGCGTTGCTGTAGCTCAGGGCCAGCGCGGAGAGGACGGGGTCCACCACGCGCAATTTGCTCAAACGTCCCATGTGTTTTCTCCTTGAGGTATGGGGGCTGTCGTTACTTGGCCTGGCGCATCACGGCATGGGCCGCAGCGGCGTAGCCCACCTGGTGCTCCTTGGCATGCGCGCGAATGCGCTTGTCCAGGGCCACGCGGTCGGGGTCCGCGCCTTCGGCGAACTCCACCGGCGTGTTGTCCACCCCGTTGTCGAGGCCGCTGCCTGCGCGGTCCCGCGTGGCCTGCTCGCCAAACGCCACCTGCTTGGGCAGCGCCTGCAAGAAGTCGCGGAACAACTGGTGCAGCGGTTTCTTGGCTTCGCCTTCGCCAAACTCGACATCGGGCGCGGCCTGCAACTGCGCGCCGATGGCCGCGACCTGCGGCGTCCACGCGGTGGGAATGCGGGTCTCGGCCGCAAGGCCCTCGGCAAAGGCGGTGTTCTCGGCCAGCACGGCGGCCTGCGCACGCTGGGCCTCGGCCGCCTGCAGCTCGGCAAGCTGCCGTGCCTGGGCGGCGTTCTCTTCGCGCAAGCGCGCGGCTTCTTCTTCGGTCACGGCGGACTCCTGGGGTGGTTGTGGGGTGGCGGCCGCCGCTGCTGCTTCGGCAAACGCGGCCGGGGTACCCGCCGCCTGGCGGGCCTGGTTGATGTCTTCTGCCGCGCCCAGCTCCAGGGCGCGCACGTCGTAGCCGGGCAGCACCTGGTCGGCGTCCTGCTGGCCGAACTTGGCCAGCAGCCACTCGCGCAGGTTGCGCCACAGGGTGGCGTTCGTCATGCCGTCCCATTCGCCGAAGGCCACGCCCTCGGCAAAGCAGACGCAGCCCTCATCGGCCTCGGCAAACTCAGGGGCGTCCAGGCCCTTGACGCCCGGCGGATGGGCGCCCAGCACGCCGATATGGCGCAGGTACCAGACGCCTGGCACCGGGTTGTTGGCGGCATCGGGCCGGTAGAACTTGGCGGAAACGGTGCCCCAGCGGCCGGCGCGCGCCTCTTCGGCGAACGCCGGGTCTACCTTCACCGGCAGCGCATACAGTCCGCCGGCCCCGACAACCAAGTGCTCGGCCCAGCCCTGCGCCGGCGCATCCAGCGCCGGGTGCCCCTTGACGATGGGGGCCTTGTGGATCTTGGGGTCGTAGGCGCCGGCCGTGGCGGCCAGGTCGGCCTCGCCGAACTCGATCGTTTCCCCGGCGACGGTGGTCCACCGGCCAGGTTTGAAGATGTGCAGCGGCTTGGGAGCAGGGGCGGCTTGGGGCATGGGCGCCACTGTCGCGCCCGGCGCCGCGCGCGCCTAAATGACCTGCGCCATTTCTTCGCTACAGGGGCAGCTGGCCCTGCGCGCGCGCGAAACGCTCGGCCTCTTGCGCCCGCTGGGCGCTGCGGTAGGCCTGCTCGATTCGTCGCACGCGCGAATCGCTCAGGCCGCAGGCGCGCGCCACCTCGGCGTAGCCCATGCCGAGCCCACGCAGGCGCATCACATGCTGGGCACGCCGGTTGCGCAGCAGCGCCGTGCCGGCCTGAATGTAATGCTGCGCGCCACCGATGTCCTGCGCGATGCCCAGCGTCAGCGCCACGGCCTTGGCCGCGCAGGCCTCGGGCGGTTCGGCCTGCGGCAGCGAGAGGAGTGTGACGAACTGCGAGCGCGCCAGCTCCCGCCAGGTGTCGGACCACTCGGCCCCCATGCGCAGCTCCAGCGGTTCGATCTGCGCGCGCGAGAGCTCAGACAGATCCAGCCGTTCGGCGAGTGCGTCGAGTTCGTCGGGCTCGTTCACTGCGCCGCCCCCCTTTGCTGCCACGCCTTGAGCGCCTCGATCAGCGTATCGAGCTGCGCCGCCGTGCAAAAGCGCAGCGCGCTCACGTGCACCGTCCGCTCTACCCAGGCATTCAGCGCCGGGGCGGCCGCGTTGTGGATCAGCCCATCGCGGTGCAACTGGTGCCACAGCGCCCATACCTTGCGCTCGCGCGGGCTGGCCTGCGCCTTGGCCTGGGCAAAGGCGGGCCCTGCGAGCGGCCGCGCGCGCGTGCCGGGCCGCGCCACCCCCATGCGCAGCGCCAGCTGCTGCAGGTGCTCGCGCACGGTGCGCTGCTCGCCGGCGCCCATCGCCTTGCTGCTGGCCTTGCCCGTGAGCTGGACCAGCAGCGCGCGGTAGTCGTCGTCCTGCAGGCGCAGCTGGGCCTTGAGAACGTGGATGGCGGCGATGTGGTTGGCCATGGCGAAAACTCCTTTCAAGCGAGCAAGGGCGCAAGCCACCAGTTCCACAGGCCCACGATGCTGGTGACCAGGAACACGCACTGCTGCGCGAACAGGCGCCAGTGGCGGTGGCCCGCGCTGAATGCCAGCCAGCCCACGTTGCTGACCAGGAACGCGGCAAACCCAAGGCCAGGGTGCACGGCACTGGCCAGCAGCGCGGCGCCCAGCATGCCGAAGGCGGCGGCGGTGGTCTCGATGGCGGTGGCGGCGCGCATCAGGCAGCACCCCCCTCGGGCAGCGGGCGCAGCACCAGCGGCGCCAGGGCCTGCAGCGGCTGCACCTGCAGCGTGCCCCCGGCCTGCGGGTACACCAGGCACAGCGTGCCCGGCACCAGCCCCGCGCCGCCGTAGCGCTGCCCGCGCACGCTCACGCTGCCGTCGGCCTGCACGCGGCGCACGCCGTCATTGCCCTGGCCGCCGCCACAGATCGCCTGGTGGCGCCCCCATGCGGCCAGCACCCGGCGCGGGTCGCTCGGCCAGTAGCCGGCCTTGAGCTTGTGCACCTGGCCGTGTGAGAGGCCCAAGGCCTGCGCCGCTGCGCGCTCGGGCTGGCCGCGCAAAAACGCCAGCAAATCGGGCGGCGGCGCAAAAGGCCCGCCAAGGCCCGCGCAGGGCCGGGTGCGGGGGGTAGGTGCCGCCCCGGCGCGTTCGGGGCTTGTAGCCCGCCCATTTTTGCCCATTGGGGCATTCGCTGCCACTACGTGCCCTCCCCTTGCAGGGCAACACCCAAACTGCAGTGCAAAACATGGCCGTTGCCCAGGTCGATGTCCAGGCGGTTGCCCACCAGGCAGTTCATGCCGATGACCTTGCGCAGGGCCAGGTCCACGGCCAGGCTGGCGTGGACGGCGCTCAGTTGCGCGGCGCCATCGGAGGCGAGTACCGCGCGGATGACGTCGGCGATGGTGGCGCTGCCGTGTGGGCTCATACCACTTCCGCCTTCGCCTCGAACGGCGTCACGATGAAGTCCTCGACCCCCGTCACGATGGTGATGCCGGCGATGCCGCGCACGGCGTCGGGCTCGTTGAGCATGGCCTCCTTGTTGGGCTCGGCACGGGTGCGCACGAAGCGGCCCAGGCCCATGCGCTGCAAGGTCTCCAGCACCGAATCGAGCCCGCGAATGCTGACGCTCGGCGGGCGCACGCGCCAGCTCACTTCGCCGGTGACCAGGTTGGCCGTCTTGCCCAGCTTGTCGGCCTCGCCGCACAGCTCGACGCGGTGCGCCTCGCACCAGGCCTGCACGCCCGCCTGCAGGTGCTCGATGCGCTGCGACAGGTCGGCCAGCACCGGCTGGTGCTGCTGCGTGATGGCGGCGATGGCGTCGTTCATGGCGGCGCGCTCGCGCTCGAACGCGCGCTGCAGGTCGCCCAGGGTGCGGATGGATTCGGCGCAGTCGTTCTTGCTTTGCGGCACGGCGACGAGGGTCTTGCTCTTGATACGGGTGGCCATGGGGCGCCTTTCAGTGAACGTGGGTTGCGCTCTGGGGCGCGGGGGTGGTTTCAATCAGCGCGGCAACTTTGCGGGCCGTGTGCGCGGCCTGCTGCGCGCAGCAGGGGTGGGCCACGGCCACGGCTGCAAAGGCAGCAATGAGCGCCTCCAGCGCGATGCGGTGGGTGCGCTGCTCAGTCACGACATCAATCAGCACGTGCGTCAGCTCGGTGACTTCGGCGATGTGCTCGGCGCGGGCCGCTTCGGTAGCGTGGGCGGTGAACATGGCAAGTCCTTTCAGCACGCCACGCCGCGGCTGGCGCAGCGCTGGAAGTCGAGCGCGCCGGGGCGCAGCGCCGGGGCGGCGGGCGGCGCCCAGGTGGTGTGCATCACGTCGATGCGGCGGGGCGGCACGACCTGGCCGACATACGGTTTGGGCCGTGGCCGGGGCGCGGGTTCGGGCGCGCCGCCCAGGGCTGCCCAGCGCGTCAGGCCGTCGGGCCCCACTGCGCTGTAGACCCAGTGCAGCGTCTCCAGGCGCTCCAGGCGGCGCAGCACGTCGCGCTCGTACTGGTGGGGGCGGCCGGCGCAGGTGGCCGCGTGCAGCTCCTCCGCGGTGCAGGGGCCGTGGGTGTGCAGGTGCTCCAGCACCTCAATGCTGGCGTCGCGCAGGGGCATGCTCATGGTGCTTCCTCGTCAATGGGGTGGGCGGCGCGGGCCGCGATGGCGGCGCGCATGGCGCGCACCGTGGGGCTGGTGCCGGGCGGCGCGGCGGGCTTGGGTGTGGCCATGGGTGCGCCCGGGCCGGCCGGCACCAGGTCGGCCACGCGGGCCGGGCCGTGGGTGGTGGCGGCGCGCGGGCCGGTGCGCTGCTGCTGCTCACGCGCCTGCTCGGCCTGGGCCTCGTGCTTGTCGGCCATGCCGGCCAGGATGGCGTAGAGGTAGCCGTGCCCGGCCATGGGCAAATCGAGCCGGCCGGCATCGCGCGCGCCCAGCATCTGGTCAATGGCCTGGCCCCAGGCGGCGTGCGGCGCCACCCAGTCGCGCCCCTTGTGCGTGATGGCGCCGCGCTGCAGGTCGGGCAGGATCTGCGCGATCAGGCGCACCTTCTTGCGCAGCGTCAGGCGTTGCTTCGGGGGCGAGAACAGCGCGATGTAGCGCACGACCAGGTGCGCCAGCGGAACGGACAGCGCCACCAGGCGGGCAAAGGCGCGCTCATCGTCGGCGCTGCCCAGCAGGTGCTCGAGCGAGAGCTCGCTGCCGCAGGCCGGGCAGGCCATGGTCTCTTGCGGCTTGGTCACAACGGCCACCCCCCGGCGCTGAGCCAACCGGCCGACAGACCAATGGCCGCCGCCAGCGCCAGGCTGGCCGCCGCGATCAGGCATGCGAGGGCGATGGTGTCCGCCGCGTCGGCCCAGCGGCGCTTGCGCGGGCCTTCGATCGCGCCGGGGGCGAAGAAGAACTCGCCGGGCGGCAGCTGCGCCGTGTCGTGCCGGGCGGCGCCGCTGCGCGGGCTCTGCGCGCGCTTCATGCCGACCTCCGCAGGCACATGGCGCTGATGCTGCGCGCGCCGGGCCAGTCGGCGCTGGTCTGCAGGATGGCCTCGGCGCCGCTGGCGAACAGGCCCGTGTAGGCGAAGCGCGGGCCGGTGGCGAGGGTGATCTTGATGCGGTAGATGTTCATGGCTCAGCACCCCGCAATGACCTGGGCGTCCACCTTGGGGAAGCCCACGGCGGCAGCGGCATTGAGGGCGCGGCACACCAGGTTGTTGACGACCAGCGGGTAACACACGCTGACGGCGTCGCTGATACGGCCGCCACGGGGCACGCTGATCAAGCGCGCGCGGATGGCGTCCATGGCGTCAGCGTCCAGCACGTCGGCCACGTTGATGCCTGCGCGGTCGAACTTGTGGGTGAGGTAGCCCGAGAGGTCGTTGTCCAGCGGCTCCATGACGATTTGCTCGCAGCGCTGCACGATCTCGCGTACCTCGGGGTTGCGTTCGTCCAGCAGGTTGCGCAGTTCGGGCTGGCCGATCAGGGCTACGCCCAGCAGGCGGCGCATGCCGTGCTTCATCTCCATGAAGTTCTTGAGCTGCTTGAGCGTGTCCACCGGCAGGCGGTGGGCTTCTTCAATGAGCAGCAGGTGGGTGTAGCCCGCCGTGAGGCTGCCCGCCAGCAGCGCGTTGATTTGCGCGCTGCGGTCGTCGGGGTTGCTTTTGCGCGGCACACCTGCGCCCAGGGCGCGGAACATGGCAGCCTCAATATGGGTGGGCTGCATCGGGTTGCCCGTGGCCCGCGCCCTTGCCCGTGCGTAGGGCTGGATCAGCACCACCGGCTTGCGCTCTTCGCGGATGCGCTCCTGCAGGTCTTCGCGCAGCGTGGTTTTGCCGCTGCCGCTCTCGCCAATGATGGCCACAAAGCCGTGGCGCTGGGCGCATTCCCACAGCGCGGCGCGCACGTAGCGCCCGCTTTGGCTGGCAAACACGTCGGCGCGGCTCTGGATGTCATCCACAAAGGGGTTGCGCTTGAGCTTGAAGTGCTCGCGCGCTGCGGGGGTCAGGGTTTCGTTTTTGAGTAACATGCTGTCTTCCTCCTGGGTTTCGGTTGCCGGGTTGGCATTGGGGTTCACGGGGGCGGCCTCGGCGTGTTGCAAGCACGCCGGGGCCAACTTGTTTTGAGGGGCGCCGGTCACTGGCCGCCCCCCACTACGCGCAGGCCAGTACGCACCGTCAGGCGGGCGGCCAAGGCGTCGATTTCGGGCTCCGGCACACCGTCTGGGTGCAGGTTCTTGAGCGTGCCCAACAGCTCAGGCGACATGGCCACGCCCTTGGCCACCAGGGCCCGGGCCGCCTCGAAGTGGGTGAGCAGCTCGGGCGCGGCCTGTGCCACGCGGGTGGTGGTGTTCAGCTCGGTGCCGCGGCGTGGCAGCACGGTGGTGCTGGGCAGGGCCTGCTCGTGGTGCTTGTACGGGTCGTGTGTGCCGCCAAAGGGCAACGCCTTGGCTTTGCGGGCTGCTGCGGCGGCTTCGTCGGTGTCGGCGCCCATGGCAAGGCGTTCGAGCAGCTTGCGGTTCCCCATGGCCTGGGTGTCGGGCATGGACTTCATCTCGCGGGCAATGCGTGCGGCGCCCGCTGCAAAGCCGTGCTCGCCCTTGGCCGCCTCGGGCACGGGCAGCAGCAGTTCGCGGCCGTCGGCGTCATGGGCGACTACCAAGGCTGCGCTGCGGTCAAAGGGGTTGAAGGTGATGTCCACATTTCCGCCCACCAGCACGCCGGGCACGGTGCTCACGTCCCACACACGGGCGTCAAAGCGCACGCACAGGTTGCGATCCACTTTGGGCGATTCGGGTGCGTGGGTGAGCAGCTCGCGGGCGAGCTGCGACTCCACGAGGCGCAACTGCTGCTGGGTGATTTGCAGCCACTTTTCCCAGCGCGTGAGGCCGTGGCGGCTGTGCTTTTTGACGCTGTTGTAGTAGCGCATCCACATCTGCGCCTTCTCATTGATCCAGTCAATGCAGGGCACGTGCGTGAACTTGAAGCCGCTTTCAAAGTTGGTCTCTACCAGGTTGTGGGCGTTTTCCACCTGGCCCTTGGCGCGGGCGTTGCCCGCCTGGTTGACCACCGGCACCACCTGCAGGCGGCGCAGCAGGTTGCCAAAGGCACCGGCCATGCCTGCGCTGCCGGGGTCCATCATTAAGTGAAAGGGCACGCCATACATTTGCTGCCCTGGGCGCTGGGCAATGGCCGCGAGGAAGGCCTCGGCCATGTTCACCGTGCTCTCGCCCCCGGCCACGTAGTGCACAAAAATGGCGCCGCTGCAGTGGTCGGTGAGCACGTAGCGCGTGAGGCGCTGGCGCTTGATCTTCTCGAAGTTCTCGGGCTTGTTCTTGTAGTAAACAGCCTTGTCCATGGTGGCCACGCCGCCCTCGGGCACATAAAACAATGTGCTGATGGAGGCGTCGATCTGCCACACATCGTTGGGGTGGTCGCTGGCAAGCTGCTGCACGGGGGCCGGGGCGTTGAGCTGATCGGGGTGCAGCGCGTACTGGCGCAGCGCGCGGGCACAGGCAGACTCGGAGAGCTGGCGCGTCTCGCCCGTTGCGGGGTCGGTCACGCTGGCAAACAGGGGGTTCTCGGCGCGCAGTTGCTCCAGCGACAGGTTCAGCGCCTGGATGGATTTGTCATTGCCCCGGTAGCCCTGCATCATCTGCGCGGACAGGCGCTGCGCGTCGGCCAGGGGCAGGCTGGTGGCGCCCGCATCGCTGCGGCGCTTGCGTGGTGGTTTCACAATGGTCTCCTTGAGGCGGCGCATGAGCGTGGCGCGCGGCAGGCCCAGGTGCTGGCTGGCTTGCGCGTACACGGCCCCTTTGCCACCATGGCCTGCGGCGGCAGCGCGGCGCTGTACATCCAGCAGCGCTTCGATCAGCGCGGGAGTGAGGGCGGGGCTCATGGGTGCGGTGTGTGCGTGGGTTGCCTGCCGTGGTTCAGTTGGCCTGTGCTGCTGCGCCCTGCGCCTGCGCCTGCGCCCAACGCTCCCACTCGGGCGTGCCGCCCACTTCGGGCAGGCTGAATTCGTCGCGCAGCTCGGCCAGTTCGCTGGTGAGCTGGCCCACCATGCCCGCCATGAACAGGCGCTGGTCGCCCTCACAGTTGTTCAGCGCGATCAAGGCACGGCGCAGGTTGCCCTTTATCAGGCCCATGACCTCGGCCTGGATGTCGCTGGCCTCGCGCTGGGTGCGTTTGAGCTCTTCGCCGGGCTTGAGGCGCTTGATCATCCGGGCCTCTTCGTGCAGTTCGGAATTGACTGCCGTGAGGCGCTCCACCTGGCTTTTTTGCTTGGCGGCCTCGGCGCGCTCCTTGCGCACGGCGGCGCGCAGCTGTTTGACGGACATGCGGGCCACGTCGTCCAGCGACAGTTCGCCCGTCTGGCCTTCATCGACCAGGTCGTCCACCTGGTCGTCGTCCAGGGGCAGCAGCTCGGCCATTTTGGAGAAGCCAAGCTTTTCCAAATGCGACGACGTCGTCGCATTTGAGAACCGCTGGCACATGGCCATGTAACGCTGGGCAGACCTGGGGGCGATGGCCAACCGATCCAGTGCGGCCAGGAATTCACCGTGCCCGGCACGCTCTTTGAGCAGCAGCAGATAGGCACCCAGCTCGAAGATGGCCATGCCGATGCGCTTGAGGGCGTCGCGGGCCGAGTTCTCCAACACGGCCGGGTCGGTGCTGCCCTGGTAGTTGAGCTGCACGGCCAGCGCGCTGACGCGCTCGTTTTGCTCCAGCGTGGCCACTGCCAGCTGGTTGGCGGCGGCGATGTCGCTGCGCGCGGCATCTTCGATGAAGGGGGCTTCTTTGCTGGCGGGGGCCGGGGTGGTGTTGCGTGCCATGGTTTGGGTGTGGTTGGGTTACAGGGGAACGGAATAGCGGGCGCTGATGTCATCAAGCTGGCGCTTGGCGGCATTGAGGTTGGTGGCGACCGTGGTGGCGATGCGCACGAACTGCACGCCCAGGCGCCAGCGGTTGGTGCCCGCCACCTGCTCGACGTAGCCGGTGGTGGCCAGCGCGGGCAGGTTCTGGCTGACCCAAGAAGGCGGCACGCCGAGGCCCTTGGCGATCTCGCCGGGGGCCAGGCCCAGCACTTCGTGGCCGGCCAGCAGGCGAAACAGCTCGCAGGTCTTGCGGATGGGGCCGGCCAGGGAGTAGGTCTTTTCAGTCATGCGCGTGCCCCATCGAGCTCGGCGTTGCGGCGGGCCAGCGCAGCGGCCTTGAGCTGGATCTCCAGCGCGCGGCGCACGGCGGTGGCAATGGCATCGGCATGGCGGCCGGACTCGACAACGATCTCGCCGTAGCTGGTCTCGATGGTGAAGCCGCGCTGCATGTCGGGCACCTTCTTGGACAGGGCGTAACTCAGGTCTTGTTCGTTCATGCTCAAAACTCCAGCTCGGGCGTGGCGTAAGCCGCCACGTTGTGGTGGTGCGCCGCCACCTGCTGCAGGTGGTTGCGCAGGGCGTCGAGCGTGGCGGCAGCGTCGGCCTTCTCGCCGCCCTGGTAGAAGTCGGTGAGCAGCTGCAGCGCCTGGGCAAAGCCGGTGTTGAGCTCGACCATGTCGGCGGCCTGGGCCTGGCGGCCCTTGGGGATGTCCACCAGCAGCTTTCCGTCGGTAGCGGCCATCCAGCGCGCCACGAGGTTGATGCCGCAGGCGTGCTCGTACGCAGGGGCGAGCACCAGGGGCATGCGGCCGTTGGCAATCCACTTGTAGAGCGACCAGTGGTCTTCCAGGCCCATGCGCTCGGCGATGCGCTCGACGCTGAGGTTGTGGCGCTCCAGAGCAAAGTCCTTGCAGCCCTTGAGCGCGTCGCGCAGGGTGGCGGGTTGCCAGCGCTTCCAATTGCGGCGGCTCATTGGAAGGCCCCGCAGTGGGTAGCAGAAGCGGGCGCCAAACAAAGCTTGCGTTTGCGCATGGCAAAACACTCTTGCAGCCGGTAGAGTGCGCAGCAGGCCATTGCGTACACTGGTGTCATTGCAGGGGCGCGTCGCTGCTGGGCTTGAGGCCCAGCTTGACGGCGATTTCATGGGCCTTGCCGTAGTGGCCTTTTTCAAAGCCATTGAGCACGCGCAGCACTTTGTTGACGGCATAGCCGTTGTCGCGCGCCCACTGGCTGAAGGTTTCGCCGCGCTGGCGGAACCTCTGCTTGATTTGGTCGGGGGTCATTGCCGTGGCTCCTGTGGGAAAGTTGTTTTGCCGTTGTTGGTGAAATTGTAGGTTTGTTTTTCAAACCTTGCAAGGGGTTTGGTTTGCTTTCTGAACTTTTGAAGCAAGTGATGCGTGAATGCCAGCTCAAGCAATCCGACTTGGTCGAAGTGCTGGGGGTGTCGCTGAGCCGCGTGAAAGCTATGACCTCGGGCAGAGTCAAGAACCTCACACGCGAAGAAAGCGAAGCGCTTATCAAGAAACTCCATATCCGTGGCGACTGGCTGGCCACGGGGGAAGGTCCGATGCTGCAGAGCGAGGGCGAGCGGGAGATGGGGCGGCGGTTGGACTTGCTCAAGCTCGCCACCGGCAAGGCGCAGATCGAGGGGCTGGAGCCACACTACGCCAGGCTGTTGATGGAAGTGCTTTTCTATGCGGAGCTGGGCGATGCGGACGCATTGCGCCAGGCGCTCAACCCGCTGCGGCCCGATGAAATGGCGTTGATGGGCAGCTACCGCAGCTGCAACGAAGGCGACAAAGTGCGGCTGATTCAGACGGCGGCGCTTATGGCTGGGGGGGTGGCGACGGGCGCGTCTGGCTCCGCTGCCACCACCCCCACCGGGGACAAGATCGACGTCAAAGCAACACGCAACTTTTTGGGGGTTGCCGTGGGGAAGGTTGCGAAGAAGTAGTCGGTGTGAAGGAGGAGAGGTGGCCCAAGATCAAGTTAGCGCTGCAGTCAGTCACTCATGGATTGGCATCGCCATTGGCAAGATCGAGTTTCGCCAGCGCAGTGCGCGCGAGAAGCTGCAAGACGCCGTGCCCGAAAACGCGTGGCAGGCGGTGTGCGCCGCGCTGGACGCCGGCCTTGTTCGTCCGCAAGATTTTTGGCAAGTATGGAAGCACCGCGCAGTCGAGTGGAACGGGGAGCGTTTCGTGCGAAATCGCCTTGCGAGAGGGTTTGACTACGCGCTGGCGACCACCCACGGCATCCAGATCGGCGCCTTGGCGACGTTTTTTGTCCTACTCGGTCAACCGCTTTGCCTTGCTCTTCCCGGCGTGCTCAGTGTGGTTGTGATCAATCGGTACGTCACGCCGCACCGGCTGGCAACGCAAGTGCTCTCGAGTGCGCCAGCTAAGGCCAGACTGCCCGATGGCCAATGACTTGAGCCCCCTGCAGGTACGGCAAGGGGCCGCAAGCGGGCGGCGTGAGGCCAGGTGCGCGAGGGCCCATGAACAACAACGGAGGGAAAACGATGCTTAGAACCTGCCAGAAGTGCAACCACGCCAACCCATCCGCCACGGGCGATGCGCTGGAGGCTTGCCCTGAATGCGGCGCGATTTACAGCAAGGTGGCGGCGGCGATGGCCGCCAAAATGCAAGGGGCCGGGATGCCCACCCCGCGGGATGCACCCAGACACGAGCCTAGTCTCGCTGCGCCTGCGATGAGTGTGGAGCAGGCCCCGGTCAAGCGGGCTGACGAGAAATTCTGCTCCGAATGTGGTTCGCTCATCAACGCGAAGGCAGAGATCTGCCCGAAGTGCGGGGTGCGACAGATGGCACCGCCAACAGCGAGCCCTCTAGGACATACGAGCGCAAGCGGCAAGAACAAGTGGTCGCAGGCGTGCTGGCACTGCTGCTGGGCGGCCTGGGCGTTCACAAGTTCTATCTCGGCAAGGGGTTCCAGGGGCTGATGTATCTGCTGTTCTGTTGGACCTTCATCCCCGCTCTTATCGGCCTGGTCGAGGGACTGAACTATCTGCTCATGTCCGAAAAGACGTTCTTTGAGCGGTATGGAGCCTAGAGTGCGCACCCATCAATTCCAGCTTCGTGCATCGATTGGAGTTCAGGGGCTACTCGCTGCCGTGTTGATCGCAGCCTCGCCCGCCTGGGCCATCAACAAATGCACCGGCCCCGATGGCAAGGTGGCGTTCCAGGATGCCCCGTGCGCTGGTAAAGGCGAGAAGATCGTGGTCCGCCCGGCATCGGGGCTGCCGGGCGCCAATGCACCCGCCGCGCCTTCACTGGGCGCTCTACCAACGGCAGCGGCACCGGCTGCAGCAGCGCCCGCGCCCGTTGCGCCAGCTGCGCCCGCGCCCACTGCGGCCGCCAAGAGCCCATTGGTGCGTGAGGCCGATATGTGCCTGGCCTGGTACCTGCCCCGGCTGCGTGATCCGGCCGGCGCCTACTACACCGAGCCGGCCAAGGACGGCCGCGTGGTCTCCATGACGGTGCACGCCACCAATGGCTTCGGCGGCTACGTGACGCGCCGCGCCGGCTGCGAGATCCACCAGGGCAAGCTCAATGAGACCTGGACGAAGATCCATGCGGAGCGCAACGGGTGGTAATTCGACAATGACGTCCATGCTGGGCGTCTCTATCGGATTCACGACGCGTTCTTGACAGTGGATAGGTTCTTTTACAGGGAGGAAAAATGGCAAAAACTAGAACCGTTGAAATTCGGCAAATTAATGTTTCTATGCATGCACCACACAGCCCTCAAGGCTACGTGGATCTTTTCGTTCATGCATTCCGGTTGCGGCGCATCTTCAAACGAGGGCGTGCCGACGGTTTTTTACTCGGAGCTTTGTACGATGCAAAAGGGGCGGTAGATAGAAATGAGCTACAGGGAGAAATCTACCGTTTCACCAACATCGATCAAGACGCGGCTTGGTTTAACACCCAGACGGGCAAGCCTGCCGAAGAGGCCGAAACGGAGCACATCATCATCCCCGGCAATCTGCACCCGAATTTAGAGCGCATCCTGTTTGTGTTCAGGCCTCGGGAGCATAGATTCTGGTTTATCAGTAGGGACCGCAAGGCCGCCATGGGGCCTTCCATTGCCGAGAGCTTCCTTCAGCGATTGTTCGACGAAGTCTCCCAAAAGAGAAACCTTCCGACCGTGGAGGTAACCATCGTTCCCGACGATGCAGCGGTGGACGAGGTTCTCAGCATTCACCGTTTAACGAAACTCTTCTTCGAATTTAAACGTCCTAACGCGGATGACGGAGCCGCAGCAGCTCAACGGATCATGGAACGCATGAAACAACGCCGTGTCAACCGACTACGCGAGGAGATGACATCGAAGGATCCCGATGGCATCAAGACCGACCCGGCCCTGAAGGCAGAGGCGAAAGTGGCGGCAGACAACGGGTATGTAGCGTCGCAGGGCTATGACGTCACAGGAAAGGTACAGTCCGAGTCGACGAAAGCTAGGCCGGCCGTATATCCTCAGGTTGTGGATGAAGCCATAGAAACCGTTTGGAATGTCTTGGAGCGTATTAGCGGCAAGGGCAACGCGGCCGATCGATAAATGTTCAAACAGTACGAGGGCGTTGGAACGATTTTTAAAACCTACTGGCAAGCCTATGGCGGCCTGGGGGATTTACTGCGCTCGCCCTATTTGCATGCGGCAGTGGTACTGCTCGCTCTGACCATTCCCACATGGTCGGCCCCGCAGTGGTGGGACCAGTCCCTTGCCGTGCTGCCTAACTTGCTAGGTTTTACCTTAGGTGGCTTTGCGATCTTCATCGGATTCGGCGATGAAAAGTTCCGAGCCTTGTTGGCAGAGGACGACGGCGGGCCCGTCAACGCGTATGTAGATTTATGCTCGACGTTCGTCCACTTTATTCTTGTTCAACTGCTGGCGCTCGTTGCAGCGGTCCTCGCGAAGGCATGGTGGTTCTATGCGCCCTGGATGGACAGGTTTGGCGACGCTTTACCCGTGTTGAATGCTATCGGGTGGGCGTCCGGGTACGGGCTTTTTTTGTACGCTCTGACTTCAGTGGTTGCCGCGACGATGCACATCTTTCGTATTGCGTGCATCTACGCTGAATTTCAAAAAAAATAGCTCGCTAGTTTTCGGGATGACCGCGTCCTTCCAGTCCCAAACAATGGCACGCACCATTTACGCCTGATCGCGCGCGCGCGGCACAGTGCCGTGCATGGACAAAACACGCACCGCCATTGCCCTGCTGGCGCTCTCCGCCACCGGCCTGGTGTACATCGCCCAGCGCGAGGGCTACAGCGAGCGCGCCTACCCTGACCCAGTGCACGGCACCAAGGTGCCAACGGCCGGTTTTGGCACCACGGGCGCCGACATCAAGATGGGCGGCACGCTGCCGCCCGTGCGCGCCCTGGTGCGCCTGCGTGCCGATGCCAGCGAGAAAGAGATCGCACTCAAGCGCTGCATAGGCCAGGTAGCGCTCCTCCAGCGGGAGTGGGATGCCTACGTTGGCCTGGCCTACAACGTGGGTGCCAGCTCGGTGTGCCAGAACAACGATCGCAGCGGCCCCAGCACCATCGTGCGCCGCCTGCAGGGGGGCGACTACGCGGGCGCGTGCAACGCCATCCTGCTCTACGACCGCGCCGGCCCCGTGGCAAAGCCACAGGACCGCTGCAGCCACCCCGCCAACCGCACCTGCAGGGGCGTGTGGGCCGACCGCCAGCAGCTGCGCGCCATGTGCCTGGGCGAGGGTCAGGCGCAATGAATACGTTTCTGAAAGTCCTCGGCTTGCTGTTGGCCCTCACCGCCGGCGTCGCCTGGTGGGGCTTCATCACGTTCTGCGGTGTCCACCCGCACGGGTTTTGCTGACCATGCAGCTGCGCCTTGTTGCCTATGCCTTGCTGCTTGCCGCCGCTGTGGGTGGCGTGCTGGCGTGGCGCTCGCACCTTGTGGCCATTGGCGATGCGCAGGGCGCTGCGCGCGTGCAGCGGGCCTGGGACACCCAGGAAAACGAGCGCAACGCGGCCACTGCCCGCGACAACGCCACCAAGTTTCGCAATGCCGAGAGGACCGCCCATGAAGACGCCCAACGCGAGGCCACGCGCCGCGCTCGTGCTGCTGCTGCCGCTGCTGCTGTGCGCGGCCTGCATGCCGAGATTGCCCGCCTCAACAGCCGCCCCCATCCCTACCCAGCAGGAGACGCCGGCCTTGCCGCCTGCGCTGGCGAGGCCCGCACCGCCCGAGAGCTTTTCGCAGAGAGCAGCGGCGCGTATCAGGAGCTGGCAGCAGAGGCTGACCAGCTCCGCGACCAGGTGACGGGGTTGCAGGACTTCGCCCACACGGTGTGCCGCGCACCGCGTGTCGCGCAATAGGAGCGATGGAATGGTTTTCGAACTGACGATGGCGAACCTGATTTCTCTCGCCGGCTTGTTCTTGGGAGCTCTGTGGGCGCTGCTCAAGGTGATTGCGCTGCAGGCCGAGAAGCGCTCCAACGAGAAGTTTTCGGCGCTCCAGCAGTCGATCAACAGGGTGGGCACGGACATGCGGCGCGAGGCCGATGCAGCGCGGATGCTGGAGACCTCGTTCCTGCGCTTCCAGGCCGAGCTGCCGCGCGACTACGTGCGCCGCGATGACTTTGTGCAGGCCATTGGCGGCATCAATACCCGCATCGACAACTTCGCGCTGCGCATGGAGCGCGCGCTCGACACCAACCGTAGGGGGGACCACCTGTGACTTTTGCACCCGCCATGCTCCGCGCCCGGCGCGAGGCGATCCGCTGGCACCTGCTGTCGGCCATCAACCTCTCGCGCCCTGTAGGCATCAACACGGCGGCGCTGCTGCCCATCATCCAGTCGGTGTACCTGGACGCCACGCACCAGGAGATCCGGCGCGAGCTCGATTACCTGGAGGCGCGCGAGATGGTGCGCATCGAGCGCGACCCGCTGGACCATTGGTTCGTGGACCTCACGCGCACGGGCATCGACTTCGTCGAGTACACGGTCGATGCGCAGCCGGGCGTCTCGCGCCCGCGCATCACCCAAGGCTGACGCCATGGCGCCGCGCAGCAAGGTGCACCAGCTGCCGCCCGAGCTCAAGGAGTGGCTCGATGCTGAGTTGGTGGCACGGGGTTTTGGCGACTACGTGCAGCTGGCCGCAGACCTGAAGGCGCGCGGTGCCGAGGTGTCCAAATCGGCGCTGCAGCGCTATGGCTCGCCCTTCGAGCAGCGCATGGCGCAGCTCAAGATGGCCAGCGAGCAGGCGCGCGCACTGGTGGACGCCGCGCCCGACGATGAAGACAAGCTCGGCTCGGCCGTGGTGCGCATGACGCAGGAGAAGATCTTCACGCTGCTCATGGACTTGGAGATCGATGCCAAGGACGTGGACGTCAACAAGCTCTTCAAGAACGCGGCCGAGATCGGCAAGGCGTCGGTTACGCAGAAAAAATTCAGCCTGGCCGTGCGCAAGGAGATCGAGGAGGCCGCGCGCAAGAAGGCGCTGGAAGACGCGGCCCAGCAGGCCAGCGAGACCGGCCGGCAGCAGGGCTTGTCGCCCGCCGGCGTCGATGCGCTGCGCACCGCAATCATGGGGCAGCTGTGATGCAGCATACGCAGGTGGCCCAGGCCGCGCGCATCCTGATGCAGTACCAGGTGGACTGGATTGCCGACAAGTCGCCGGTCAAGATCATGGAGAAGTCGCGCCGCATCGGCATCAGCTATGCCGAGGCGGCCGACGATGTGCTCTATGCGGCCAGCGCCGAGGGGGCCAACGTCTATTACATCTCCTACAACAAGGAGATGACGCAGGGCTTCATCCAGGACTGCGCCACCTGGGCGCGCGCGTTCAACGCGGCGGCCAGCCAGATCGAGGAGTCGGTGCTGGAGGAAGAGGACAAACAGATCCTCACCTTCACCATCAAGTTCGACAGCGGGCACATGATTCAGGCGTTCACCAGCAGCCCGCGGAACCTGCGCTCCAAGGGCCGGCCGGGCGAGCGCCTGGTGGTGGATGAGGCGGCGTTCCTCGACGACATCAAGGAGGTGCTCAAGGCCGCCATGGCCATGACGATGTGGGGCGGACAGATCCGCATCATCAGCACGCACGACGGCGACGACAACGCGTTCAATGAGCTGATCACCGACGTGCGCGCGGGCAAGTACCCCTACAGCGTGCACCGGGTGGACCTGGACGATGCGCTGCGCGACGGCCTGTACCGCAAGATCTGCGCCGTCACGGGGGAGGAATGGTCGCTGCAGCGCGAGGCCGACTGGCGCCAGACCATGGTCAACCGCTACAAGCCCAATGAGGACGAAGAATTGTTCTGCATCCCGGCCAAGGGCGGCGGCGCCTGGCTGAGCCGCGCGCTGATCGAGGCGCGCATGGTGCCGGGCCCGGTGCTGCGCTTCACGGGCACGGCGGACTTCAACAACGCCCGGCCCGACCTGCGCGAGCGCGAGATGCAGGACTGGATTGACGAGCAGCTCAAGCCCTTGCTCCAGTTCGTGCCCGAGCTGCGCCACGCGCTGGGCATGGACTTTGGCCGCAGCGGGGACTTGTCGTGCATTGCCCCGGCCGAGATCGCGGCCAATCTGCGCGTGCGCATCCCGTTCCTGGTTGAGCTCAAGAACGTGCCCTACAACCAGCAGTTGCAGGTGCTGTTCGCCGTGGCCGATGCGCTGCCCCGCATGAGCGGCATGGTGATCGACAGCCGGGGCAACGGCAGCTACGTGGGCGAGGCGGCGTTCGACAAATACGGCTCGGTGGTGCAGCGCCTGATGCCCACCGAAGGCTGGTACCGCGACCACATGCCGCCCTATAAAGCCGCGTTTGAAGACGACACGGTGGAGATCCCCCGGCACGACGGCCTGCTGCAGTCGCACCGCGCGATTCGCCTGGTGCGCGGCGTGCCGCGCATGCCCGAGGGCAAGACGGCCGACGGTGGCCACGGCGACAACGCCATGGCCTGCGCCTATGCCCATGCAGCTACGCGCATGAATTTTGGCCCCGTGCACGCCGCTAGCCGCCGGCGCCGCAGCGCCCTATCCCTCGAAGGCTATTGAGCACCATGGCAAAACAAGGCATTTACGTCTCCCCCACCGAGTTCGTCTCGTTTGCCCAGGCCCGGCAGGGCAAGAGCCTGTCTGGCCAGATCGCCACGCGCGAGCGCAGCATGGATATGTCGTTCGGCTTTCTGCTGCCCAACCCGGACCCCATCCTCAAGCGCCAGGGCAAAGACATCAGCGTGTACCGCGACATGCGCAGCCGCGCCTCGGTGGGCGGCCCGATCCGCCGGCGCAAGGCGGCGGTGAAGGCATTGGAATGGCGCGTGGAGCGCGGCAAGGCCAGCGCCCGCATGGCGCGCCTGGCGGGCGACCTGCTCGCCAGCTACGACATGGACCGGCTGCTCAATGAGATCACCGACGCCGTGCTGTTCGGCTATCAGCCGCTCGAGCTGGTGTGGGGGCCGTTCAAGGGCGCCACGGCGCCGCTCGAGGTGATCGGCAAGCCCCAGGAGTGGTTTTTCTTCGACAGCGCGGCAGAGCTGCGCTTTCGCAGCCGCGAGCAGCCCCTCAGGGGCGAAGAGCTGGAGCCGCGCAAGTTCCTGCTGGCGCGCCAGGAGGCGAGCTATGCCAACCCCTACGGGTTTGCGGATCTGTCGATGTGCTTCTGGGCCGACACCTTCATGCGTGGGGGGCTCAAGTTCTGGGTGACCTTCACCGAGAAGTACGGCACCCCCTGGCTCGTGGGAAAGCAGCCGCGGGGCACGCCCGGCCCGGAGGTGGACAAGCTGCTAGATAAGCTCGAAGCCATGGTTCAGGACGCCGTGGCGGCCATCCCCGACGATTCGAGCATTGACATTCTGGAGGCGGGCGAAAAGGGCGCCAGCGCCGACCTGTACGAGCGGCTGCTGATGTACTGCCGCTCGGAGATCAACATCGCCTTGCTCGGCCAGAACCAGAGCACCGAGGCGAGCAGCAACCGCGCCAGCGCCGTGGCCGGGCTGGAGGTGGCCAGCACCATCCGCGACGGCGATGCGCGCCTGGCCGAAGCCACCATCAACCAGCTGCTGCGCTGGGTGACGGATTTGCACGATGGCGAGCAGGCGCCGGCGCCGACCTTCGAGCTTTTCGAGGAAGAAGACGTCAACACCAAGCAGGCGGAGCGCGACGAGATGCTCAGCCGCGCGGGCCTGCACTTCAAGCCCGCTTATTGGAAGCGCGTCTATCAGCTGCAGGACGGCGATATCGAGGAGGCGCCTGTGGCGCCCACCACCCTGGCCGCTGCGGCCGCCGGGCCAGTGGTGGCGTTTGCCGAGGGCGCGCCCGCCACCAATGTCACCGATGCCACCGGGCAAGTGCTGGGCACGGCAGCGGCCCCGGTTGTGGCCGACTGGGTGCGCGAGCTGCGCGCCCTGGTGGATGCCCATGATGACGCGCAGGCGCTGCAGGACGCGGTGCTGGCGGCCTACGGCGACCTGCCGACCGCAGACCTCACCGAGGTGATGGCGTTGGCCTTCGAGCTGGCGCACCTGCAGGGCCGTGAGCGGGCGGCGCTGGAGGCTGGCAATGCCTGAGATCGGGGAGGCCGCCCGTACTTCGGTGGACGGCGCGCGCCAGCAGTTCCAGGAACAGATCGACTTCCTGCGGCGCAAGCTCAATCTGCCGAGCGAGACCTGGCGCGACATCCAGCGCGCCGCGCACGACCGGGCCTTCATGGTGGCGGGCGCGGCCAAGGCGGATCTGCTGGCCGACCTGCGCAAGGCGGTGGACCAGGCCGTGCAGGGCGGCAGCATCGGCGAGTTCCGCAAGGGCTTTGCCGACATCGTCGCCAAGCACGGCTGGACCGGATGGACCGGCGAGGGCAGCAAGGCGGGCGAGGCCTGGCGCACGCGGGTGATCTACCAGACGAACCTGATGACGTCCTATGCAGCCGGGCGCCGCGCGCAGCTGCTCGACCCCGAGCTGCTCAAGCGCCGGCCCTTCTGGCGCTACGTGCACAACGACAGCGTGACGCACCCCCGCCCGCACCACAAGCAGTGGGGAGATGCGCGGCTGACGCTGCGCCACGACCACCCGTTCTGGGCCACGCACTTTCCGCCCAACGGCTGGGGCTGCAAGTGCCGCGTGGTGGCGGTCGCCGCGCCGGGCGCGGACGATGCCTCTGAGCCGCCCGAGGGCTGGGGCGATACCGACCCACGCACCGGCGCCCCGGTCGGCATCGATGAGGGCTGGGACTACGCCCCCGGCGCGCGGGCCGATGACGATCTGCGCAGCTTCGTGCAGGACAAGTTGATCGAGTACCCGCCGGCGATCAGCCGGGCACTCTCGGTCGACGTGAACCGCTACGTCAACGCCGAGCAGTCGGCGCCGGATTTCGTGCGCGAGGTACTTGCCGACGGCAAACGCAATGACCCTCTCTGGCTAGGGTTTGTCGAGCGGCCAGATTGGATCGACAAGGTCAGCGGTGCCAACACGCGCGGCTACACGGTGTTACTTCCGGCCGACCGGCCGCGCCACGTCAGGAGAAGCCACGAGTTCGACGGCAAGGGCCAACGGCCCGCAGCACCTGGGGACTATGCCCAGTTGGAGGCCGTGTTGAACGACCCGGACGACCTGAAGCCAGGCAGTACCTCGGACAGGGGCAATCCCACCGTTGTGGCGCTCAAGGCGATCAACGGCGAGACGTTCCGGGCGGTGTGGGAAGTGCTGAGCGGCAAGCGCAATCGGTCGCTTCAGCTGGTCAGCCTGGTGATCAAAACCAGTGCTGTGAAATGAAGGCCTTGTGCCCCTTGACCACTACGTCCGAAACGGGACCGGTTCTTAGTGCCCGGGAGCCAATGTTGCACAAGGCAAGCGCAATTTTACGCAGGAACCCCCTATGCCGCAAATCATCGAGCTGACCAACCGCAGCGGCCTGGACTACCTGCACGGCCTCCTGGCGCGCGCGCAGGACATGGGGCCGGTGCTGCGTGAGATCGGCGAGGACATGGCCGAGTCTGCCAAGCACCGCTTTTCGTCGACCACCGCCCCCGACGGCTCGGCCTGGGCGGCCAACAGCGCCGTGACGCTGGCGCGCTACAGCTCCATGTTCGCGCGCAAAAAGGACGGCGAGCTGACCAAGCGCAGCGCGGCCAAGCTGGCAGGCAAGAAGCCCGGCACCGGCGAGACCCGCGCGCTGGGCACGACGATCAACTATCAGATGCAAGGCAATGACGCCGTGGGCATCGGCAGCCCAATGGTCTACGCCGGCACCTTTCACTACGGCGCGAAGTCCGGCGAGTTCGGCATGGCCGCCTTCAAGACCCGCAACGGCGTTTTCCCGATCCCGTGGGGCGACATCCCGGCGCGGCCCTTCCTGGGGGCGTCCGAGGATGACAAGGCCAACATCGTGCGCCTGGTGCAGGGCTATTTGCTGGAGGAGTGACCGATGGCCAGCAAGCGAAAAATCCGCCGCAATTCCTGCCTGGGAAAGCATCGCTATACGAGCGCCAAGGAAGCCCGCGCCGCCGTCCATGGCCTGCACCTGCGCAAGGGGTTTCAAGGCTACATGCACGCCTACTACTGCGACTTCTGCGGGGGATTCCACTTCGGCCACCCGCCTAAGTCCAGGCGCTCAAGGCGGAAGTACAGATAGGGCCGATGGCGGGCGGCCTTGTGCCCCGCTGCACTCCGTTCTTCACACAATGACCTTTACCCTGACCTTTGCTTGGTGGTGGATTCCAGCCGCGATCACAGTCTGCGGCCTGGTGTGGGCGCTGTTCATCGTGGACGATGGCGGCGGCATGTTCTCTGGGATCAGCAACCTGTTCGCCTTGATTCCTGTGCTGGCCGTCTCAGCCATCGCGTGGGCCATCGCGGGAACACTCAAATGA